AAGCCCGCACGAACTCAACTGACTCCCGGTCCTGAATATTGGTTAACGTCAATGCGGGACCGGAAACATTGAAGCCGTCAACCAACACGTTATGACAACCGTCCAGCCGGAATATAGCTCCGTAATGAGCCGTGAAGGTGTTGGCCGGGTCGATTGCCAAAGTCGCCCCATCCGAGACAATCTGCAACCCGGTGAACCCGGTAAACGTGCCCAGGTTGGTGTATGCGGTGCCTGCTTCGAAGATAAAATATGAGCCGTTACTAAATACAATGCGCTTGCAGCCGGTGGCGGATAGAGCATTACAGGCAGCGGTGATAGCCACACCGTCATCAGTCGCCCCGTCCTTGACCGCTCCGAACCACTCGGGATAGCATTCTTTGACTTTGGCCCCCAAGGACACGGCCCCGGTGCCAGTCAAAGAAAATATTTGATAGAGCCCAGCGTCCAAAGAGCTGATGGTGAGAGATTTGGTGGTAGCAACGACAAATAGCGCTCCCGGCACCGGATGACACGGGGCGGTAATATTCAGATTATCAGTTACCGGCCAGTTTCCCGGGGTGAGCAGTAACCGGCGGCCGGAGGCATTTGCCAGGGCCACCGCGGCTTGCAGGTTTACCCAGGAGGGCGCCCCGAGCTCGGCCGCCACGATGTCCCCGGAGCCATAAGTGTTGAGGCCGTTGCGGGTGGCGTAGTAAGACACCGCCGCCAGGTTGGCGGTCAGATTGGCATTGGTAACCACCACCGTGGAGTTGGGGGCAGCGTAGGTGCAGGAAACCACCGTGTTGGGCAGCAGCCCGTCGGCGCCGCAGTCCGCCACCAGGCGCTTGCCGGGGGTCAGGAGGGCGGAGTAATTCCCGGCCAGGAGAAAGGTGCTGGCGTCAGAATATGTGGGCACCGCCTCGATGAGGGTGAGGGAATCGACCGTGTTCCCCCAGTTGGTGATCAGGTTACTAAGGACGGTTATATCGCTGCCGACTCGTTCGATGAAGGCGTTTAACAGCAGGTGCCACTTGCCAGTGTTCAATCCCTGCTTATAACTGTCGTACACCCCTCCGAAGGTCACCAGGCTGCCCAGCCCCAGGGTCACGGTCAGGGTAATAATCACCATAATTTTTGTGAATTTGGCCATGGCTACAGATCCTCCTCGATGACGATGCTGGTTTCCGAGACGTTTAAATTTTTCTGGGTAATCTTGGGGTAGCTATCCAGGTGGGCATACATGCGGGCAAAATACGGCTCTGAGGCCTTGACCGAACTGTGCAGGGCATCAATGATAAAACTCTTTCCCAGCCCCACCTTGTTGGCCCATAAAATCAGTTGCCAATATTTATAGGCGTCGTCAAAGACCTCATAGGGAAATTCCAAAATCCGGCGGGCGGGAACGATATCGGTCCAGCGCACCCCGCCGGGGCTGTAATTGTGTTCGGATTCGTCCCGGGCATCATGGCTGAACCCAAATTCCGGGTTGGGATAACCGTCATAGAGGCCGCAAAAGGGAACGCCCACCTCAATATAGCCATCGGCATTGGTGGGATCCACGAAGGTGATCCGTTCGTACCGGGCATCCACCGGGTCCAGATACAGGTTTCGGATCGGGTTGGGGGTATAAAACAGCCGGTCAACCTCCAGGGGCAGGCCGCCATAGCCGTACAGCCCGTAACCGCCCTCGCCGTAGCCGATCATGGGCTCCCAGGCGTCAAAGGTGACCTCCTCCCGTTCCAAAATACTAAAATCGGCGCGATTGGAGGATTTAATCTTGATCTGACCCTTATAGGTAAGGTTGTGGTTGATCAGGGCGATGACGGTGCAATAACGCGCCTCCCCTTTATCGATGGTCAGATATTGGTTGTGGATACCCTGACTGCGCCAGCAAATCGACCGCAGCGGGTCTTTTAAATTACCCACAGGGAAGTTTACCGCCTCTGAGGAGGCCGTTATCAAACCATTTTCAATGTCCCGATTGTCCCAGCAGATGCGCACCGCTTAACCCCACAATTCCAAGGTTGATTTGTTGGCGGTGAAATCCAGATCAAGGCCGTGAATATTCAGTAATTTGCCTGCATCCAGTCCAAAATTACCCCGCCGCAGTTCGACCGGCTCGCTGATTTCTCTGGTATAGGGCTGGGTTTTCATATCCACGCTGACCGAATCCCATTCAACCTTGAACAGGGCTAGATCCTTATCGGCCACGGCCTTGGCGTCGTCCCGCTTGATTAGGCAGGTGTCCAGGGGCCCCAGGTCGGTGGCCAGAGAAAACACCTGTTTTACGTTGTCGTCCCGGGCGGAGATTTGCCTGGTCTCGTTTTTCACCCATTCCAGCCGCTCCTGGGTGATGCCGCTGGCCTGGGAGGTGGAACTGTAATTGCGGTCGTAGGTCAAGTAGACCCGGCGGTAAATTTGCTTATCCTTCTCCGAATTGCCGTGCTGCGGCCGCCCCAGAATGTTGGTGTCGTTGATGACCAAGGCCGGCGTCCCGGACGGCGGGGTCAATTCCGCCAGGCGGAACTTGCCGTCCAACGTCAGGCTATAAATGGCCGGGATACCTCCCAAGAGAGTTTTAACGATCTCCCCAAACTCGGTGGGGGAATCCACTCCCAATCCCGCCTGAAAGGGGAAAACCGCATTAAAAGCCGTGATCGCGTCCGCATCAAAATCCTCGGCCGTCCACTCGAGTAATACCATGGCCCCGGCCCGGATCATTTCCCCGATCAGATCGGTGTAGGCGCCGGTAGCCGGGGACTCAAACCCTTCGCCATCAACCGTCACCTCCGTGGTGTCCTCCACGGCCCGCAGGTTCAAAAGGGACATAAGGATAAAGCTCCATTTGTCGCTCACATAAAAGTCCTGGCCAGTCTGGGTAAAAAACTGAATTGACACCCCATCTTCAAGCGGAATAGGGATTTCCTTGAAGGTGAAAGTCCAGAGGTCATCTTTCACGAAGGCCGGAATATAATAGGGAATATTTTTCCAAATATCTCCAACATCATATTCGTTAGCAGGCCCCCCGGGTGAAGTAAATTGCACGCTTAAGCCGCTGAACAGTTCTATCGGATTGGTATCTGGAATTTGTAAGCCTGAGGTATAACCTCCACCGTCATAATTCCACCTGAACCGCACATTGCCGCCCACGTTTCCTTCTAAAATTATTTCCACTAGAAGTTTGGCAGCATCCAGCCCCGGGTCGATAGAAGCGATGCCCATAACGCCAAGGGCCGCGGCCGCGGGAACCCACTGCGGGTCGTCATACCAGACGCCGATGCCGGAAAAGGCGATGCTCAAGCCTCGGTTCAAGACTACGGGCGTATTTTCAATGGCAGGAATGTCAACCGCCGAGGTGCTGCCCCCGGTATCCCCGGCGTCGTAATCGTCGGTGCCACCAATGCCTGGGGCGGTGAACTGGATGGAATATCCAGAAAATAACTCAATGGGGGAGGTGTTGGGAATCTGGTTATCCGTGTTCCAGGTGGCGCCGCCATCACGGGACCACTTGAAACGGACGGCCCCGCCGACGTTGCCGCCGGTGGTAATTTCCACCAGGACTGTGTCGCCCGGATTATGGGCGGCCACGGACATAACCCCAGGGGCGGCGGCGGCGGGCGTCCAGGTGCAAACGTCATCCGGTTTCCAGGTAACTCCGCCGTCATCCGACCAGATAAACTGCGGCGGGATTGCGTCCCCAATGTCACCCTGCCGGGTGATTTTTACTTTGTAGAAAAGCTTGCAGTCGCCGGTATAATCCCCGCTCACGGTCAAGGTGGCAGTGCCCACCGCCGGGGATTTGGCCAGGGTGGTGGCATCATAAGCCAGCTTCCAGGTAAGCAGGTCCTCGCCCAGCCAGGTGGCGCCGCCGTCCATTGACCACCGGAATCTGGCCAGCCCCACCTCAGACCCGGAATTGCCCTGGCTGTTGGGCGCGGTAATGGACTCGATATCAATCAGCCACTTACCGCGCCGCAGCCCCCCGGTATAGGGGCCGAAGGCCTCCATAGTGGCCGAGCCCTCAACAATATCTTCCGTCACCGGCGAGACGCCTTTCTGGACAAACTCCCAGTTGCCCGGGGCGGCGGTGGGCGCATTATTGAGATACACCGCCGGCAAGGCATTTAATACGTGGCAGGCCAGGCCATATTGGTAGGGGAACGAGCCGCCCCCTGAGTTGCTGATCAACACCGGTTTATAATTTTGGACATACCCCATGATAAGCCAGACGGCCTTATTCCAGTTGGATTCCACCACCGCGGCACTGGCCGGCAGTTCGTAATCCGGGTATTTTTGGGTGAAGTCGGCGCTTTTATCCACCACGGTCAGGGTGGAAAGCAGGTCGTCATGGAACAGGTTGGAACAGCGGCCGGAGAAAATCACCCTGAAATCCGCATAATCCCAGGCCGGATCACCCAGGCGGATCGTCACCGGCTGCCCCCAGGCGGTGTAGGCGCCGGACAGCAGGGTGCTCCAGCTTAAGGACCTGGCCAGGTCGGGTTTGTAATCAGGCTTGGTGTAAAGCTCCAGTTCCCCCCAGGAAGGCATCCGGTCGGGCTGCAGGATGCTGCCGGCTGTCCGGGCGAGGCGGGGGATGCCCTTGACGCAGGAGGCATAGGGCTTGTCCACCACGATGCCCCGGCGCCGGGCGGCGTCCGGGTAGGGGTGGGTGGACAGATACAGGGTAACCGTGGACAGGTCTGCCTTTTTGAGAAAGGTCAGCTCTACCAGGTAACACCGGGTAGCTCGCACCTGATTGGTCCAGGCCTCGAAATCCACGCTCATCGTTTGCCGATCCTGATCTTGCCTTTGCTGATGCCCTTGTTGGTCATGCGCCAGATGTCGTCTTCCCGGTATATCTCCCCGGAGGGTAATTTGATAAAGAGATTGAGATGCGGCCGGGGAGCCGGGGCCGGGGGAGCCGGGGCATTGACGGAGGCGGGGGCGGCGGGGCCTCCGCGGCGGCGGATAAGGCTGGGCCCCACTACATCATAATTGCCCTGATTGAGGTCGTCGAACCAGCCCCGAGAGAGGCCGGCCATGCCCCGGCGGGAGAGCATGCCCTCGCCGGTCTGGCCGATGATCAGGCGCTCGTCGTCCTTGAGATTGATGCCGCTATGGGCGTAGACCGCCGGGAGCACGGGGCCGCCGCCGTGCATGATCTGGCCGCCAGTGTGGAAAAAACCCAAAACAGTATCTGCGATGCCCCCTACGATCCCTCCAATAGTGCCAAAAATGCCGCCGCCACCACCGCCGCTGACGGCACTAATCAACCCGCTAATAGCCTCTCCAAACATGCCTCCCCAAGTACCAGACGTGCTTTCTAAAGCCCCAACAGCAGAAGTAAACATTCCACCATAGGTGCCTGAGTTCATAAGAAGGTTAGCGTTGGAATTACCAAACATGCCTCCCCAATATGTTGAAGTATTCATAAGCTCATTTGAACCACTAGTAAAAACTGAATCGAAGCCGTTAATGATACCGTTCCACATACCAGTTATTTTATTGGCTTCCTCTCCTCCGGAACCGCCGCCGCCGAATAACCCGCCAAGAATGCCGCTTATGCCGCCTTGCCCCATAGTCCCCTTGCTGACATCCAGCACATACAGGGGCCTGGCTGGCGAAGTCCCGGGCTGACCAACTGCTGATGAACCTAAAACTAATTTTGCCCCCTCCGTAAACAGCTTGTGAATCCCCTGCTTACCTAAATTCAATATTGCGGATAAGGCGAAGGTCTTTCCCAGTTCGACAACGTCAATTTTTGTTTTACTCAAGGCCCCCTGGACGCCCTGGGTCCAGGCGTCGCTAACGAAGCCCTCCAGGCCCTCCATCGCATCGGCCCAGGTATTTTTCTGACTCTCAGATTTCACCCGGTTATAGGCCCAACCCGTCAGACCTTTGTTGTTCTCCAGCTCGAAGTTGAGGCGCTTTTGCTGGGCTAACAGGGCCTGATTGGCTAAATAGCGGTCCCGCTCTTCGCTGGTGATCTTTTTGGCAACGGTTAATTGCTCCAACTGCACGGCCAGTTGGTAACGCTGGATCTCGATTTCCCGGCTGAGGGCTTCCCGGCGCAGACCGACCTGGTCGGTGAGGTCGACCGCCAGCCCCGCCGCCTGGTCGTAAAAGGACTTTTCCAACTCCAGGCGTTCGGTATGATTCTTGACGTCCAGTTCCCAAATCTTCCGGGCCTTGATGGCGGCGAACTCCGTCTCGGCCCCGGCAATGCCCTGGTATTTGGTCAGCCAGTTAGTGGCCTGGGCCTCAATGCCGGCATAGGCGTTGCCGCTCTCTTTGGCCACCAAGGTATAAAAATCCGTCTCGATCTTGGTGCGCTTGGAGTTGTAGGCGGCTTCCTTGGCCTGGCGGGCCTCCAAACTGACCCCCACCTTGGCTTCGAGCCGGTCCAGGTCTATGGATTCCTTGGCGTACCACTCATTCAGGGCGGCCATGCCCTCGCCGCTGGCCTTGGCGGTCTCGAATCTCATCCGCTGGACAAAATTTTCTAAGGAGCGCTCGGCGGCCTCCAGCCCTTTGCCAGCTCCGCCGCCGCCGCCCCCGCCGGTGCCACCCGGAAGGCGGACTTTGGGGGTGTACGGGGATCCGGAAGTTCCATCGGCATAAGATTGGCGCAGGCCTTCTCCGGCCGTTTCATAGCCTTCAAACTCATTTTGTGCCCTGGCAAGTCCTCGGGCGACTTCCCCTTCATTGCCGCGTTGACCAGCCGCAGCAAATCCCGTAGCTCCCCCCACCACGGCGCCCCACGGCCCTAAACGACTGCCGGCGGCTGCACCCCATAGCATCCCGACAAGGGGATTTTCCGAAGCCGCTTTAAGCTGTCTAACAAATTCCGCCATGCCCTTGGCGGCAGAAAACGCCCCGCCGGCGATGGCCCCTACCCCTGAAGCGATGGAACCAACGTCTTTAATAATCTGGTCAGAGTTAGATAGAACATAGTCATACGCCTCATAAATTTTATCCCTGACGCCTGACCAGGCCCGACTTAAGGCAGCCGCCGCAGCTTCACCGTCCCGGGTCAATTTGCCATTATCTACCAGCCTATTCCCCAGTTCCGTCGCCATGCCTACTACATCTTTGTGGGCGTCGCCGAAGGCCTTTATCTGGACTATGTCCCAAGCCGACCTCAGGGAAGCCCCCACCGCGTCCCAGGTGCCCATAATATCTTTGGTGTATTGGTCAATCTGCGGCAGGATGCGGCCTAAATATTCCCAGGCCCTGCCGGTTTCCCGCGCACTGGCAATGTTTTTCTTAAATTCCGGGTCAATCTGAGTCAGGATTTTGGACGTCTGTGCCCCAAGCCGGTTAACGCCTTCCATCATGGCTTCAATTTCACCGCGCACCTGCTCTTGCAGCGAGGCATGGGTAGGAATTACCCCTTTCATCAAATCCGTCAGCCGCCCAACGACCTCCATTTCTTCCCGGGTTTTGGCCACCACGCCCTTTTTTTCCATTTCCAGGGCCACGGCGAAGATTTCACCCGAGGAGGCCGCCGACTGCTTGTCGACCCGGATGGACTCCGCATACAGCCACTTATGAAAATCCTTCCATTGGGAATAGGATTTGGACAGGTCCGGGGCCGGGACGTCCGACATGGTGGCCATGATATACGAGGTGCCGACGATCTTCTTTTGAAACTCATCCACCGCGGCGATGCCCCCGGAGATCAGGGAAAACCAGGCGCCGTAAGCCCGCTGCGCCGCGTAAGCCGCACCCGCCACCGACAGGGTGACCCCCACCACGGACAGCAACTGCGTGGCATAACTACCCGCCTTCTCCGTGGCGCTCGTCCATCCTGCAGCATGCTGTTTGGCGGCTTTTTCCCCCGCGCCCCCCAGCCCCTCCACGGCCTGGCGGGTCTGCGCCAGGCTGGCGTTGACCTTGGCCATGCCGGAGGAGATTTCGTCCCGGAGAGCGAGTATAAGTTCGGCGCGGTTATTCATGGGAACCGTTTTTCGTTTTTCGTTAAAAGTATAAAATCACCGCTATTTAGGGATGATGTCCCACTTTCCGGGTCCGCGGAGGCCTCCGTTTAAGAACGATCGGAGCTGAGTCATCCCACTTTGCCTTTTTTACTGACCACTGGCTACTGACTACTGACTACTGATCTTTCGCCCTGGATAATGCTGAAGGCTCGCAGGTCGATTTCGTACTGGTTATTGAGGCCGCCCGCTTCCGGGAGAATACCGGCCTCGATGTAGTTGCACTCCTCGATCCAGGTGAGGCTTTGGGATGTGACCCGGCCCACCAGACAATGCCGGATCACCTCGTCTCCCATCTCAAACAAAATGTGGGGGTGCTCCAAACTCAATTCCGGGCACCCCCGGTTCTGCTGTAATCCGTCCTGGCGGCAGGCCCGGCAGTCATGGAAGCCGTCGTCTTCCAACAGCCCTACCGCTAACCGGAGTTTTTTGTTTGGTCCTCCGTGGGGTAGGTCATGGCCAAGACCTCCCGGTGCATCGTCAGGATCTCGCTCTCCTCAAGCTCGTCGAGCTTCTCCATGAAGGTCTCGGGCAGGATGACGGCCAGGACTGCGGCGGTATGATCCTCCAGATTTTCCAAAGGGATATTCCCGCCAACGTTGTATTTGGCGGCCCGCAACTTCTTGATCTCGCCCCGCTTCAGACCCCGCAGGGTAACCATGCCCTGCGAGGTTTCAAATTCTTTGGTGACCATATATGTTTCCCCTTTCTGACGTTCCAGGCGTCCAGTGGCGCCTTATAAAAATTACTCAAATTTCAGCAGCAGCTCGTCGTCGCCGTTGTCGCTGCTCTGGTAGAGGCCGATGTCCAGGTCATAGGTGGCGATGCCGTCCCGGTTACCCTCTTCCACTTTCTTCTTGGCGCAGCGGGGGGCGGTGATGGTGCACTGATTGCCTGCCCCGGAGCCGATCACCAGTTCCAAGGCGGCCTCATTGACGGCCCATAAATTGGTCCAGACGTCCCGGGTGGCCAGGGTGTTGGCCTCGGGGTCGAGCTTGCCTTCCGGCTCCCGGTCGGAGACGAAAAAGCCGATGATACCGGTGTCTTCGTGGACGTCCGGGCGCTCGGTGATCTTGTTCTTCAGGTCCAGTTCAAGCTTCTTGAGGGGAGCCACCCAGCCGCCGTAGGAGGCGGTGGCCCCCAGCATCAGGGGCGGTTTCAGGTTCTGATAGGTAGGCACGGCCAGGGCCTGATCGGTGATGGATGCGAGCTTGCCCTTGAAGGTGAAGCTAAACTTGGCCGGCTTGCCCACTTCACCGGCCCATTTCCAGGAGCCGACGCAGCCGACGCATTTGTGGAGATGCGCATCCCGCCAGGCATAGATGGTCACCGATTCCAGGTTTTCGCTCACCGGCCCGTAGGTGACATAGCCGCCGGGATCGGCCTCGATGGTCTCCAGCATGGCGCAGCCCCGGAACAGCGCCCCGAAGTCCGGGGGCGTGGCGCCGCTGCCGCTGGAGCCCCGCAGCTCCACGTCAAAGGTGATTTCAACCCAGCGCCGGCCGATGAGGTGGGGAATCTTGGAGAGGCTGGGCAGGGCCACGTCCTTGCGCTCGATGACCTCCTGGTCCGGTTTGATCTTGAGGTTGCTCACCAGGATGGCATTGGTTGCGGCGACGGGCACGGCGTCTACGCCGTAGGTGCCCTCGACCTTGGCCAGGAGCAGATATTTGCGAGTCAAAAATGGTTGTGCCATGACAAGCCTCCCATTTCCCCCCTTAGGAGGAAGTCCCCAGGATGACGATATTGTAAATGCAACTGGCGCCGGCGCTGTTGGCTACCTTAAAGAGGTCGCCGGTATCAGCGGTCACCGCGTAGCCGGCGGACGGAGCCGAAATGGCAAAAAAGCCGCCGGGCGGGATAATAACCTTGTCGGTGGCGTCGGCCACCCAGTTAACAAACTGATTGGCAGCCGCTCCCCCCACGGTCAAGGTCTGGGTGGTGCTCAGGTTTTCAATAAGAATAACCTTGACCTTGGCGAAGGTGAGGACTGTTCCGAAGGGATCGGTGAGCACCCCGGCCAGGTCCAGGTCTTCCGTGGCGCCAGTCGTCAGGGTGCGCTGGTCCCGGAACACCAGGTTGCATTGCCCGGCGCTGGTGCCATTGGCGAACTCCTTCTGGATGGTCTTGGAGAGCACGTCCTTGGGGTTGGACAGGGCGTTGGACTTGGCGAACACGGACTGCACCGCCACCGAGGCCTTGCTGGTCAGGGTGTCGGCCCCGGCGCCGGTAACCAGGGACACCAGGAGCAGGAGCATCAAAGCCGCGTACATGAACTGCTTCAGGGTTTTCATGGTAGATCCTCCAAAATGCGGTGGTTATGGATTTGGTATTCCGCGGCATAGATTACCGTGGTTAAATCGCTGGCAAAAACTGACTCCGTCAACAGATAGCAGCCGCTGATCTCCAGGCCTAAAGTTTTGTTGAGCAGCCGGCTGCGGACATCCGCCAGGATCTGGTGCACCCCCACGGCGCCGCCCCGGGCTGCAGCCTGGCCCCGCCAGGAGTGAGCCCCGGCAAATACCATGACCTTCACCTCTTGGAACCAATACGCATTGCTGCGGGCAGCATCCGGATAGGCCGCGCCAGGGACTCCCACAGTCACCGCCGGGAAGCGCCCCACCCAGTTTTTGAGGGCCGTCTCGGTATCCAACTGCCCGGCGTAGCCGTTGAGTTCGGCCAGATAGCCGCCGTTCTCCCGCCGCAGGTCGGCCAGGGCATTGATTATGGCGTCCTCATAGTCGGTGAAACTGTAGTTCATAAACTTTGCCCGCTTTTCTGACTACTGACTACTGGCTACTGACCACTGTTTTCTCACTTCCACGCCCCTTCACCCAGGAGATAACCCAGGGCGCTCTGGCGCATATAGGCCCAGTCCTCATCCTGGATCACCAGGAAGGGCGCCGCCGGGATGGTAACGTCGTGGGCCTTGACCATTTTGACCGGGTGGGCGGCCCCCGGCCACATGAGGGCCTGTTTCACCTTGGCGTAGATATTGGGCAGGTGGATGGTGCCGCCGAAGTTCTGGATGGCGGCATAGATCTTATCCGAGCCCACCGCCAGGCCTTCAGGCACCATCCTCCAGTTGATGGAACCCAGCAGACCCCCGGGGTTGCCGGTGTGCAGCCGCGTCCGGTTGGCCGCCCGCTCCCGGCCGGCGGCGCTGAGCCCCCCGGCCTTGGTCCAGTAAGACCTCTTGGAAAACAGCCAGTTCCGGGCCGTGACCGGTTTCAAAGGCAGGAATTTAATGGGCCGGCCGCCCTCCATGATGTTGCGGCGCACCGAGTTCTTCAAACGCTCGCCCCAGTCCGCCAGAATCGGCGGCCGGGGGTTGCGGGCCCGCTGTTCAATCTGGCTAAAGAGCCGGGTGACCTCGGCATCCTCAAATTTCGCCTGGATCGTCATCAAAGCCCCTTCAGACCATCGGCGCTGAAAATCCGGGTGGAACTGCCGATCTCCTCCACATCCGCGGCCACGGCCGCCGGCGCCGTTGCGGTGGCTCCGACGGTGGCGTTGCCGGCCACCACGCCCTTGAGAAAACCGATCCGGTCGGCGTAGCTCTGCCGGCAGGTCTCCGGCATCGGCATCAGCGGCCGCCGCTTATGCAGGTTATAGATGGCCAGGTCCACCGAGATAGCCTTGACCAGGTCAGGCACCGGGCTCAAGGGCACCTGATACCGGATGCCCAGATAGCCGTCAATCTCGGCATCGGCCTTGGCAATACAGTCGGCCACCACCGCGGCGTCTGGCTCGACCTCGTTTTCCGTAGTCAGTACCGCCAGATCCGCCGAGGGGATAAGTTTTACGATGTCGTCCTGGGTGCAGTAAGCCATCCTCTCCCCCTAACTCAGCGTGTAATACCGCTCGATCTTTCTGATGGTGGCCAGGAAGGGAATCTCCTTGCCGTACTTTTCCAGTTGATTGATCAGCACCGCCGAGCCGGTAAAAATCACGTGTTGGGCTTCATCCTTCATAAATTGCACCGTCAGGCACCGGGGAGAATTGTTTTTAAATTTGCTCTCATTCACCCGGTAGCCGGTGACCAGAATCTCCTGGTTGAGAATGCTGTCTATCTTGACTTTTTCGCCTGCCAGGGGCCGGTCGTCCTCGGCAAAATCGCTAAACCGCCTGGCAGGTGTTCCAGAGCTCATCGATCCCCAAGCTCCTCTTGAAGTTGTGGGCGTTGGCCCACTTGAGCCATCCCAGGGTGGAGGCCAGGGAAGAGCGGAACTGCTCCAGGGTGAGTTTCCCCCGGGCCAGCATATCCGGCAGCCTGGCCAGCCTTGCCTTTACCCGCTTGGCGGTGCTTTTCCGCAGCAGCAGATATTTGGGAAAGTGCCGGTAGCCCAGGAAATCCACCCCCCGGCTCACCGGGAAGACGTCCTCTTTGCTCAACCGCAGCCGGAGCTGCTTGGCGAGAAAGCTCCGGATATGGTTCAAGGCGGCGTGCAGAAACTTTTTGTCGTCATGGAATAAGCAAAAATCATCGCAGTAGCGCACATAACCCCTGACCCTAAGGGTGTGTTTGACAAACCGGTCCAGTTCGTTCAGGTAGAGGTTGCCGAACCATTGGCTGGTGTAGTTACCGATGGGGGCGTTCTTGCCGCCGGGCAGGCTGTAAATGATGTCGTTTAGCAGCCACAGCGTGTCCCGGCACTTGATCTTCCTCTGCACCAGGTCAAACAAAATGTCGTGGTCGATGGAGGGATAAAACTTGGAGATATCGCCCTTCAGGCAATACCGGTATTTCCGGACCAGCTCCATTGTCCGGCGGCTGCCGGCATGGAGACCCTTGCCCTGGCGGCAGGCGTAGGAGTCCGGGATGAACATGGCGTCCCAGATGGGCTCAATGACGTTCATCAAGGCGTGCTGGACGATCCGGTCGGGATAGAGGGGCAACCGGTAGATGGTCCTGGTCTTGGGCTCATGGATGGTCTTCAGCCGATAGGCCGATGTGCAAAAGGTTTTGTTGACCAGGGACTCTCGCAGTTTGCCCAAATGCTCCTCCAGATCCTGCTCCACCCGCTTCACGGCGCTCTGCCAGGATTTTCCCCGCCGGGCCTTGACAAAGGCCAGCCTCAGGTTGTCCTCGGTCACGATGCGGTCATAGAGGTTGCCGTGCCGTTTCATAGAAATCGCCTGGGGGAGCTTTCGCCGGGGATACTAACTCCCCCGGGCCTCCGCTTGGTATTTTGCTGTCCCGGCCCTCCGGGAACAACATGGCCAAAAGGTTCAGCCAGGAGTGTCGCACCCTGTCTCCGTGCACCTGCGAGTGCCGATATTCGCATTCGTATTCCAGCGATAGTTATTCGCATTCCGGCACCGGGACCTGCAATTCGTCCCATTATTCCAATTGCCGCCCGCCAGGAGCTACCCATTAACCTTCCAGCCAATTTGCCGCGCCCGCGAGGCGCGTTGTCGTATAGTCGTTTTACCTTGGCTCCGCGCACCCGCGAGCGCCGAGAGCCGCATTCGCAGACCAGCGAGAGCTACTCGCAATCCGGCACCGGGACCCGCAAATCGCCCCATCATTCCAATCGCCGCCCGCCAGGAGCTTAATGTCCCCATAACTGCCTTGCAGATAAAGCGAGCCCTTGTTGCCGCCCATATCAACATATCCCCAGGCCGGTTCGGTGTGGGTCATGGCCAGGTCCATCGTGGCGTTGGCAGCCCCGGGGCTGATGTACTCCAGTTTGTTGTCCGCCCCATCGTCGTAATTTACTGCCACGCCGTTGGTAGCAGCGTTGGCGTCGTGCTTGATCGGCAACAGATAGTTGGGGTCATTGCTCAGGGCGTAGCAATTTTTGCCCAGGATAGTGTTGTTGACCAGGAACCGGTACGGCAGTGTGGCGTCATAATCGAAATACAGCGGCAGCCCGCCCGTGGCCGCATCGGCGTCGTGTTTGACCACCAGCTTGTAATTGGTGCCAAAGGTGAGCACTACGTCCGCCGCCACCGTAGCCAGGTTGCAGCAAAGGTAGGGCGTTCCGTCCAGCCCAAACTTGACATAGATGGGGTTGCCGCCAGGAGCGGCAGCGTGGTAAAGGGTAGTAGTTTGCCCGCCCGCCACATAGGCCACCGTCCCCCGGTCGAACCGGTACGACTGATCCCGAAGCCACTGCCATAAGAGTCCACAGGCCCCCTCCACGAAGATATAGGAGGTCATGCGCCGATTATTGCTGTCTACCAGGCCGTTCATCACCACAAACGTGGCGGTCTCGCCAGTTACCCACCCCACTGCCGCCGGGAACGTAATGAGTAACCCGTCCGCCAATGCCTGAGCCGCCCCGGTGATCTGGATCGGGTCCGAGGCCGCCCCCAGCACCCCGGCTGGATTGCACTGCTGGTAGGTAAAAAAGTTGGGGTCGCTGCCGTGACCGATCGAAATGGTGATCTTATATTCCTGGGCCTCATTTACTGCCCCCACCGGAGGCACATAGGCGCTCCGGTTAATCCAGGCTGAGGCCGGTGCTCCCGCAGCCCAGGTCCCGGTCTTGGAAAGATAGATGACGCACTTGCCATTGGTTACCGGATCGAGAGAGCCGTAAATATTGGTCTTTTGATTGCTGCCCTCGGCCAGCGACGCAAACTCCTCATCCCCAGGGTGCCGCCAGCCCACCGCCGCCAGGTCATCCCCCATATCCATCCAGTTGCGGGTATCCGAGATCGTGGCCCCGTAGGCGCTCTCGGTGTTAGGCCCGGTGTTGGATATCATATAGATGGGGCTCCAAACCTTGGCCTTATCGTCCCAAACTGTCCCTTCCTGCTTGCCCCTGGTCCGATGATTTAAACACCAGACCGAGGTCGGGATAATGGCCCCAGCAGCAAACCCACTCCCAGGATGACTCGCTATCACCCCAATTGCGCAGCACAAACTATGAAACCCACCAATCTTCCGGGAATTGTCCGCCGAGTACCCCGCCGGGAAGGTGCTGTTGAGGCTGACCACAATCTCGCCATCCTCGCAGACGTAGACGTAATAGTTCTTCCCTGCCTCCATGACTCCAGTGTCCAGCTTATCGGCCACAGCAAAAGAGGTGTCGGCATCCCAGGAGAGCAGCGTGTGTACCCCGGCATTGATGACCTTGATATTTGTTTCGGCCTTGATGATGAGTTCCGTCTGGGAAGCCGCCACCAGGAAAGGGGTGTATAGAGCCGCCAGGTCCCCGACGAAAGAAATAGGAGCATACACTGCCGAATTGAGAATTCTACGGTTAAGCATTAGCCCCTCCCGAAAAAATGACTGCCGCAACTGGCTCCGGTGCCGCGGTCAGCGTCTTCAACCTCAGGCGGATAAACAATGCCGTCTGGTCCTCCTGCAGTTCCATCTGGCGCCGCTCCAGCTTGCCGTCAACCTCCGCCTCCATCACCTTGTGGGTCTCATCCGTGATCCCGGGTTTGCCGTCCGTGATCACCTTGGTGGTCACCCACACCATGCCGGCCGCCTCCATCGCCGCCAGTTTTGCCCGGGCCTGGCCAGCGAACTCCGGCATGGCCAGAAGGTTATCCATGTCCTGTTTGCTGCCGATGGCTTTAGGAAATCCGCGCATGACCCGCCCCCGAAAAATACACATGGTAGCGAATGACCCCGGGGGTCACTGTTACCTGAAAGGCCCGGAACTGGTGAGCGACGAGACCGGGCACGAACCATTCATCCCCGTTTATCATCAGGTCACCGCTGGCGGCGGCGGCGATCTCCGGGTCCGTCCGGTAGCGGATGTCGCCGCCTTCCAGGGTGCAGCGCACCACCGTGGGCGTCTCTCCCTGATAAACCAGTTTGTCGGGGTCGAACTTTACCCCGCCGGAGGTGTTGTCCACCGTCAGTTTTCCGAAATGGCCCTCAACCAGATCCGCAAAAAACGCCTTCAGGTCCATAGCCGGCCCCAATGAAATGTCGCCCCGGAACCGGCGTCCAGCCCGGTTCCGGGGGTATGGTGTTTACGTGACGATGGTATCGTAGAACAGGCAGCCGCAGTCGGCGGCCACCACCTTGGCGTCCACCCGCTCGGAGGCCCGGATCATCCAGGACTCCCGGTCGTTATCCCACCACTTCTTGATAACGCGGTAGGCGTCCTGCTTCACCATCTGGCTCGTCCCCAACTCGGTGCTGGGCCAGTTAAAGTTGTAGCCGGCTGAGGGGGTCTTGAGAGAGGGCCGGGGCGGGACATAATACAGGAAGGCGCTGCCTTTAGTGGCATTGACTTCCCAGATATCCACGGCGTTGAAATCCGCGCCGCCCTTTTTCTCCTTGGCGCTGGAGTAGATAGCCGCCCCGATCAGCACCTCGTCCAGTTCCAGCAGGGCCGCCAAAGTCTGCAAGGTGACGTCCGCCGGTTTGCCCTGGGTGCCGGTGTATTTGATCCGGTCCAGGATGGCCTCGACTTCCTTGAGCTTGCGGAAGGTCTTGGCGTCCATCACCAGCCGATTGGGGTAGAAGCCGCAGAGTTTGCGCATGGTTTCCTTGGCGTCCAGGATGTCGGGCAGGAAGGTGTTGGTAGACCCCGGGGGCGCCCACAGGGCGTCGACATCACCGGATGTCGTCCAGTTCCCGGCGGCGAGCACCTTCCCGGCCACCAAACGTTCCTTCTTCATCAGCACCTTTTCGGTGGAGAAATCGGCGCCCTCCTGGAGCGGGTCCAGGGGCAAATCGGCATTTTCTATGCTTTCTTTGGGCACCGGGGTGTCCCAGGCATATTCGTCGGCGAAATATGAGTCGGAACTAAGCTCATAGCCGCCTTTAGGGGCCGAGGCTCCGGGAGCCCTTAACCCGGCTTCATCCCGGAACCAGGCCCCTTTGGGGTAAATGAAATATTTGTCGGACTGCTTCTTGACCGTAACAGTGGGAAAAATACGGTCGCCAATATACAAGGCATTTTTGTAGGCGACACTGAGGTTGGTCAGGATCGCGTCTACATGCATGCTTTGCGGCGTTGGTTGTGACATGGGTAAATCCCCCTAAAGAGTATTGATCGCCGGCGTTCCCGCCGGCGATCCCTTAATGCACCACAGTGCCCAGGCTGTAGACGGTCACCGCCTCGGTGCCGGAACCGATATTGGTCACCACCGCCAGGAAGCGTTTGCTGTTGTTCTGGGCGATGGTCGCCGTACCAGACACGGTCGAATCGCCATTGGCGGTCAGGGTGATGGTTTCGTTTGCGTCGGCGGTATTCCGGATGGTGAATTCAAAACTTGAACCCACCACGCACCCGGGGATAGCCGCCACAATGTCGGCGGGCGCGGGCAGCAGATCCGCCCGGGCGCCGCCGGCCGGGTCCCGGAGGATGAGGCCGCCCAGGATCTGGGCCGCAGTGAAGGTAACAGCATCCGCGGTGGCCTCGGTAGTTACCGCAGTGCGCGGTTTTTCTATTGGGTTTAACGTGTAGATGGTCACCGCCGCTACCGTGACATTGGTAAGCACCACCCGGAAGGTCTTGCTCCGGTAGCGCTCGATGGCCATGTCGCCGGACAGAGTCAGCCCGGTGTTGGTGGTCATGTTGATGATTTCTTCCGCATCCGCGGTGTTGCGGATGGTGATATCAAAAGTCTGACCCACCACACACCCGGGCAGGGCTGCGATGATATTGGCCGCGGTGGGGAACAGGTCGGCCCGGTTGGCCCCGGCCGGGTCCCGCAGGATAAGGCCGCCCAGGATTTGGGCCGCAGTATGGGTTACCGCCCCGGCCGTGGCAGTGGTGGTTACCGCTGCCAGCACTGGAGGCTCCAGGGATTCGGCGTAGATGCTCACCGCCTCGGTGCCGGCCCCGACATTGGTCACCACCGCCAAAAAACGCTTGGCGCGGTTGCGGCCGATCACCATGTCGCCGGACAGGGTCAGCCCGGTGTTGGTGGTCATGGTGATGGGTTCATCGGCGTCGGCGGTGTTGCGGATGGTGAAGGGGAAGCCGGAGCCGACCACGGCCCCGGCGATGCCGGCGACGATTAGGGCCGCAGTGGGGAACAGATCCGCCCGGGCGGCGCCGTTGGGATCGCGCAGGATCAGGCCGCCGAGCAAATCCGCCACGGCATGCGTCACCGCCCCGGCCGTGGCCTCGGTGGCCACCGCATATTGCTGCCAGGCCACCTGAGTAATGGCCGGCAGCGGCCCGATGAGCAGGACACTGCCCAAATCGTCTTCAGCCGCGGAGGCCTCCAGGACGATGGCCCGGGCATAGGCCAGGGCTGCGGCTGCGTCCTTGCCTTTGCCGGCGTCGGCGGCAGAAACATACTCAGCCTTGACAAAGGACCCGATGCCCAGGGCGTCGTTCAGTTGCAGCTTGGAGACGCCGAGAACCATCACCGCGGCCGCCTGGCCGGCGGCCGGGGCATTCTGCAAAATCCCCGCCAATACTTCCGTTTCCGAGTCAGGGCGCCTGTAGCCGGTGGTGCCCAGCACCACCCAGCGGTACTGATCGTTGCTCAGATCCTCGGCCGCCGGCCCCGAAAGCACTAAAACCGGATTTTCACTTGACATAGCTAAAGTCTCCTCGGCCTAAAATATCTTAGGCGCTAACCCAGGAAGGACTGCTTATATTCCCGGGCCAGTTCGGGGTTGTGTTTGAGCACCTGTTCGGTGGCGGCGGCAAGGTCAATCTTCTTTTCGTCCGCCAGCTTCCGGGCCTTAAAGGCCACGCGCCGGTCAACCGGGGCCTCGGGGCCGGGGTCGCCGTCACTGCCATGGCCGCCGTCCTTCAACACCCCGAGCTTGTCACCGATGGGGACGATTTGGGGGCGCAGCGCCAGGCGGGCCTTAAAACCCTCCAGGTCGCGCTTGGCGTCGGTCACGGCCAGGTCCCGCTCCGCCGGGATCAGCTTACCGTCCTTCAAGGCCACTTCTACGATGGCCTCAGCGTCCCGGGTGGCTTCCCGGTCCTTCAGGGCCGCCACTTCGGTGGTCAGGGCCGTGAGCTTGCCCTGGTCGCCCTGGTGGGCGGCCTTGAGGGCGGTGATGGCCGCGGTGACCTCTCCGGGCTTGGCGTCCGCCTTCAGTCCCAGGGCCTGAAAAATCTCCGGCAGGGCGGCGGCCTGCGTTTTAAAGGCAACCGCCTCCTGCTCCCGGGTCTCCACCAGGGCCAGTACCTCAGCCTCGGTAGCCTCGGGCTGCAATCCAAACTTCGCAATCAGTTTCTTCAACATGGCTGTTGCCTCCTCTTGCTGTTGTGACGCCGGTTTTTCAACCGGCGGATTTTCCGCCATGACCTGAATGTCAAGCCCCGGAAGGAATTTTGCCGCCAACAGGGGGGATAAAACCTCACCTTTCAGGGCCGGGGTATTGGTCAAAGCGGCATGCTTCAGCTCCATTGGTTGACTGAGTTTGATCACCGGCGAATAATAGCGGAACTCGCCGTCCTGAATGGCTTTTAGGGCTCGGGGCGTCCAGGTCACTTTAGAATAAAGGCCATCGGCCCGGGCTTTCAGATCCGTGATCCAACCGGCGGCAGGAGCATCTCCATCACCCAGACTCTGGTGCTGGTAATCCACCACCAAATCCACCCGGTCTGCCCGGAATTTTTTAATAATATCCTCCAGGTCGGAGGCTTTGACCTCGAAGGGTTTGCGGGAATCGCGCAATTCCACCCGCCCGAGGGGCATAATTCTAATCCATTCGGCCGGCTGGCCCCGGAGGTCACAGACATAGAGCAAATGTTCGATTGTCATGGTTTGCTCATCCATTCCGGGCGATGGCCGCGTTGGCCCACATCATCGCCTCTTCGAGTTTGGTCTGAGCCAGACTCTTTTCGCGACTATCAGGACAAAGATCAGCGATCAGATAGGCAAATTCCTTGGCTTTGGCTCGAAGAGATTCATATTTTTGGGGCTGATCCGCCTTTGGGGCATGATAGGTAAACCTGTTTTCCAAATCTTTGTTAACGAGGCTCATGGTTGAACTCCTTCCACGTCCCGGCGCACCTGGTGGGCCAGCTCCGGGGCGTAACGATTATAGTCGGGCTGCCAGCCGCCGCCCTGGCCCGGCCCGGCAAACTTGGCGCTGGGGGGCACGTCCCGGGGCATGGTGTAGCTGATGCTCAGCCCCGCTGCTTCTATCTCCGCCGGAGATAGGGTTTCCACCAGGCAGTTTCAGTTGTAGTCCCAGGGCGGCCAGTGGGCCGCCCAGAACGGGTGATCCAGGGGGTAGACCAGGTCATTGAGGGCCCGATGCGTCGGCCGGGGATTGACCCCGGTGATGTAACGCCCAAAGGGCCGGAACTCCCTGGCCTGCTGCGCCTGGGCCAGATGTCCGGCCCCGTAGGCGCTGCTGACGTTCTGCTGAAAGACCAGGTTCAGGTGCCAGGGCTCGGTTAAGAGCGGCCGGGCCACGTCCTGAAAATCCCGCTGGGTGCCGCCGGTGCTGATAATGCCTAAAAGCGAGTCGTACAGCGCCTGCAACTGATCCGCCGCCAGCACCCGGGCGGCGGTAAAGGCCCGGGCCTTCTCCACCGCCGCCAACTGGTCGAACTCCTCCCGGGTGAGCATCCGCCCCAGCTTGCCCCGAAAATAGGCGATGGCCTCCTCGAAGGGAGGCATATCTTTGCCGAAGCGGCCCTGGAATTCAGCCATTGACGCGGCCTCTTAAATTCGCCATGATCCGCACCTGGCCCAACAATACCTCCAGGCTCCGGGTGTCGATGCGGCTGTAAAGCGACAGAAGTTTGTCCTTGATGACCTCCAGGGACTCACCGCTTTCAATCAGGTCCGCCACCGGCGCCAGCATCTTGCCCAGATATTCCTGGGCCTCGACGTTGGCCGCCTGGGTGAGATTATCCAACTCCTGCTGAATCATCTCAGTTCCAGGGGCGGCGGGGAGGGATGCCACCGCCTTCATGGCCGCCGCGTCTCCCTTTTCCGCCTCTTCATCCTCTTCGCCCTCGGGCTTCTCTCCCCCCTTTGCAACCGGGGGGCCGGAGGGGATTTCCGGCGCTGCCGGCACCGATAAAATTTCCTCATCACCCTCCGGGGCGGGGATGCCGTAACGCTGATAACAATGGCTCTTGGGCACTTCCAGGCCGATTTTGACGAAATTTCCCAGGGCCTCGGACTCCATCTTGAAATCAATGGCTTCCTGCCCCGCCAGGGTCACCTGGGGCAAGGGCGCATCCGGGCCGTAATTGAATAACACCAGAGGGCGGATAAGCTGATCCCGGAGCACTGCGGCCAGGTCCTTGGCATCGGACTCCACCAGGTCCTGGCGCACGTTTTCATGCGCATTACCCGCCAGGGTGCCGCTGCCGGGGCTGCTTTCGGTGGTCAGGGTCTGCCCCAGCACCGCCTTGGACATCTCCCGGTTGCACACCTGGATGAGCACCTCATAGGGCAGCACCTTGCCGGTGCCCGCCTTGGCGGCCTCAACAAATTCGATGGAGGTATTCTCGCTGATCACCGCGTAGGCGTCGCTGCCGATGGACTTGAGGGCCTCCTTGATAGCCTTCCGGTCCTCAGAACTGGCCGTCTGGTTATATTTGCCCACCCGCAGAGGCATGCCGTGGACCTCATTGTAGACAGCCCAAAACTTCCAGTTGTAGCTCTTGAGCAGATACGGCAGGGTGCAGGAGCGCAGTACCCCGCCCCGGCAGACGTCGCCGGAGCGGCCCCGGTTGCGGAGGAAAATGATCTTCCAGGGCGGCGGCGCCAGGCCGGCGCCGTTGGCCTCGGTGATAATCAGGGGCGTGGGGCTGTTGACAAAGCTGACACACTTGGCCGGAATCCATTCCAGGCCGGCCACCACCGCCCGGTTATTCTGATATTCCCAATGGATCTCCGAGGCGGCATAGCCCTTGCCGATGGCGTCCAGCAGGTCCATGAGGTCGCCCTGGAGGTCGGGGATGGCCTGGATTTGCTCATCTACGAACTGGGCGATCTCCTGGTCCCGGGCGTCGTCGCTGGCCGGGGCAATCTGTAGGGGCCGGCCTAACACCGCCAGCTTCCGGGTCTGGAGGATGGCCGCCAGGTGGGCGTCCTTCTCCTCCATCTCCTCGTAGAGCTCCATCAGGTAGCGCATGTAGCCCTGATCGCCCTGCCACAGGATCGCCCGCAGCCGCTCCGGGGTCAGGTTGAAGCTGGGATAATCGGACCAGCGATTCATCACCGCGCCGATACCCAGCTCATTGGTGACCGCCTTGGCCGGCGGCTTGATTTTTTGGCCCAACCAGGAGATTAAATTCATGTTAATTCCGCCAACCTTTCGTTTAAGGCTTTGATGTAGACGGCCAGCTTGGTATGTTGAGTCACGGCGCTCTCCAGCAGATTTTTAATCTGCCCCGCATCCGGCATAATCGCAATCAGGCTTAGGCTCGGAATACAAATATTGATCAGCAGCGGATCACCTCCCCTAACTAACCCCTGACCCCTGACCCCTGGCCCCTGCTCCATCACCACGCCCCCTCAATCCGCCCAAAAGCCGTCTTGCCCAGGGACTCATATTGAAATGCCAACGATTGTTTCTGAAGCAGGCTCACCGCAGCCTCCAAGGCGTCGGGGCCGTCATCGTTGACGGTTTTGCTGAGGATATAGACCATCTGCTCCCGGAGAAGATCCTGGTCGGAGTGGCCTGCCTCGAAAGTGATTTTGCCATGCTCCACCAGGTAGGAGAGGGTGTTGATAATTCGCGCCTCTTTATTGCCGCCCTGATGCACCGGCACCCACCCAATATAGCGGCCCGCCTTCCGGGCATAATTATGGATAGCCTCGTGGAGAAAATCCTCGTACATGTTGTCTTCGATGCCCATCGGGCCGCCGTAGCTGTCACTGATTCGATAGGCGGCGCCGAACATATCCCCCGGGGAGGCATGGCGAATCCAGGCGTGCAGGCAGCGGTACAGCCCCGCCTTGGCGTCCCAGCCCACGGAGACGATGGCCTTGAAATCGTTGGCCTCGCCTTGCTTGCCGCTGGGATCGCAGGAGGAGGCCGTGATTAATTGCTTCAAGTCGAGATCGGCCTGGGTATGAAAACGGAACCAGACCTCCCGGAAAGGGCCTTCCTCGTCGGTGGGGGTGTTCATCTTCTGCAGGTTGAAGGCAACCGTGCCCATCGCCCTTTTTTGTTTCAGCAATTTGTCGACGCTGTAACGGGCCGGCCACAATGAGGTCTGCACCGGGCGCCCCTCGGCGTCGGGCACGTCATATAAGGCCTGATAAAACTTGCGCACCCAATGGCAATAGGGCTCGTCCTCCGACAAGACCGCGGTTTCCAGGGCGCTCTTCCGGGCCCAGATGGTACCGATCCAGAGCAGGCTGCCCTGGGCATCAAGCGACGCATACACCGCGTTTTTCACCCAATCCAGCAGCTTGCGCACCTGCTCCGGCGATCCGGCGCTCTGCGCGGTTTCCATGTCGTCCAGGATCGCCAGGTCGGGGCGAAACTGCTTATGCTTCCGCCCGACGATGCGCTGGCCCCGGCCCCGGGCCTTGAGGCGGATATCGTTCAGGGTCACGAAATCATCCACCGGCCAGCCGTCCCGCACCATCTCCCCGTGATCACACCGGAGCCGCTCGTTGTAGAGCATTTCCAGGTAGAGGTAGCCGGTGAGGTCGGAGGCCAGGTCTTCGGTGTCGCTGCCGATGAGGATGAAATGGCGGCGCTTGTAGTAGATCTCAAAAAGCACATAACCGAAGGTGATCACCGTAGTCTTGGCAAATTCCCGGGGTGCGGCGATGGCGGTGGGGATCAGCACCTCGTCCGGCCCGGGCCGCCGGTCCACCAGGTCGATCAATTCATGGTGAAACGGGGCTTCCGGCTGGGGGAAATAGTGCGGCAGATAGGTGCGGAAAAACCAGAAAATGTCCCCGGCGCCTCGCTCCCGCCGGGCCTGCTTGGCGGCCTCGGAGGTATCGGAGAAGGCGGAAACCTCCCGGTGCATCCCGCCCAGGATCTGGTCGACCCGCTTCTGGTACTCGCTATTGGTCAGCTTCTTTTTGAGGGTTTTCGCCATTTTCTTTTTTTATTGGTGGCACAGGTTTGTAACCTGTGCGGCTCGCCCTACTCCATGCTTCGGAAAAATTCCCGCATCCGGCCGCTGTGCATCTGCAATTCGCCGGGGGCCAGGTCCAGCCCCTTGAGGAACTCGCCGTATTTGTCCAGCACCATGATGGCAGCGGCCCTCAGGTCCTGGCTCTTTTCCAGCTTCTCAATGGTGAGGACAGTCTTATAAATGGCATCATAGACGCCCGGATTGATAACCGTCGGGTTTCTCTGGGCCTCGGCCTGCAGGGCCTCCATCTGGCCGTTCAAAGTCTGCCGCAGCCACTCGGCGATATCCCGGGGATTGTTCAGGGCCGCGGCCCGCTCCTTACCCCATTCCCCTTTTTTGGCCCACTGGTAAACGCTGTTCTCGGAGACCTCGCCCTGGAGCAGCTCGGCGATCTGCTTGGCAGTCTTGTTCTCCCGGACGTAGAGCCGCCGGGCTTCGTCGTAATAGGCGCTCTCTTTGCGTCCGGCCATTATTTCCCCAGAAAAGTTCTGATGGTGCCGATATGCGCCAGGGTCTTCTCCAGTTCCTGGTGAGCGGCGCTGAATTCCAGGCTCAGGGAAAAAATATCGTCCCGGTTTAGATCTTCCACCGGTTTG